AAGTTCTTTGACGTTGTGACTTATACGGGCACAGGCGCCAATCGTACCGTTGCGCATAATCTCGGCAGCGTACCGGGGTGCATCATCGTCAAGCGCACCGATACCACAGGCGATTGGCAGGTGTATCACCGCGCCAATACAGCAAGTCCAGAGACTGATTATTTGGTGCTCAACAGCACTGCAGCGACTGTGGATGACAGTACACGATGGAATGACACACTGCCAACAGACTCTGTATTCAGTCTTGGCACGGATGCCACGGTCAACACTTCCGGCGGCACATACGTCGCCTACCTATTCGCGCACGACGCTGGCGGGTTTGGCGATAGCGGGAATGACAGCGTGGTTAAGTGCGGGAGCTATACAGAACCAACAAACGGTACATATATTGACGTTAATCTTGGATGGGAGCCACAATGGATTTTGTGGAAGAGGACCAATAATCCAGGTGACTGGTGGGTGTTCGACACCCAAAGGGGCTTTACGGTCTCTGGGCAAGCATTGGGGCTGTTTCCAAACGCGAGTACTGCCGAACAGGATTATTTTGGTGGGACACCGTATTTGGTACCTAATTCCACAGGTTTTACGGTTAGAGGAGGGTATTATGGTCAGGGGTCTTCGCTGATCTACATCGCCATCCGCCGTGGGCCGATGAAGACGCCGACGAGTGGGACGGAGGTGTTTGGACTTAGCGCACGCTCTGGTACCGGGGCTGATGCAATTGTTGCAGGCGGCCAAGTGGCAGATTTAGCGATTATTAAAAACAGAAGTGCTAACCTTACGAGCCTTTGGGCCACTAGGCTGACCAGCCTTGGCTATCTTTTTTCTGCGAGCACGAATAGCGAAGGCGTGGCTGGGTCGTCAATTTTTCAAACCAACCCCAACCCTTGGGACATAATGGATGGCGTTAAAGTTGGCACCACATCAACTTTAACAAACGCAAGCGGTAGTACATTTATCAATTATTTATTCCGCCGCGCCCCCGGCTTCCTCGACATAGTGACGTATACGGGAACGGGAATCGCCAGAACTGTCGCGCACAATCTTGGCGTGGCGCCGGAGTTGATGATCTTCAAGAACAGAGAATTAAATTTGGGATGGATTATCTACGCCGCTCCATTAGGCAATACCCGGTTTTTACAGTTTGATAATGCTTCTGCGTCAACTGGGACTCCAGCCTGGAACGATACAAGTCCGACGACCAGTGTTTTTACTGTTGGGACCTACACAAACCACAACGCCAACAATCTAAGAATTATCGCCTACCTCTTCGCTACCTGCCCCGGCGTCAGCAAGTGCTTCAGTTTTACAGGGACAGGCACAACGCTTCAGGTCGATTGTGGGTTTACAAACGGAGCAAGGTTCGTCATAATAAAGAGAACTGACTCTACCGGGGACTGGCATGTCTGGGACTCTGCTAGGGGTATAATTTCGGGTAACGACCCATATCTTTTGCTAAATTCAACCGCCGCAGAAGTGACGAACACAGACTATATTGATCCATACTCTGCGGGCTTTGAGATTAGCAGTACTGCACCAGCGGCAATCAATGCCAGTGGTGGTTCTTATATTGGATTGGCGATTGCGTAGTCATGGAATACATATACATGATCTTAAACAAGCAAAACGGAAAGATCTACTTAGGTCGTACTGCCAAGCCGGGCAATCGCAGGCGCAGCCATTTCTCGGAGCTGCGCCGCAGAGTACATAACAATCCGAGACTACAAGCGGCTTTTAACAAGTACGGCGAACAGTCTTTTGTGTTTGAGGTTATTGCCAATGTAGAGACTGGAGGAGGCAAGCAGGCGGAAGCGCATTGGTTTGCTCAGTACGGTTTTGACAAAAGGCTGCTGTATAACTGCCACTTTGAAACCTACGGAGGCCCTAGCTGCTTTGGGCCGATGCCCGAGCAGATAAAACAGAAAATATCTGAAGCCATCAAGTCAAACACTAGACCGAAAGCCTACGAAATGCTTGATGCAATGGCTAACGATGGAATAAGCCTAAGAGAGGCGTGCAGAAGATCTGGGCTGTCTTCTAGTACATTGCTGCGATACAAGCGTGAGCGGGTTGCGAAAGAAGACATAGAGATTTACCACCCACAGTGCAAGGCGTCAAGCGAGCGTGTGGCGATCTTCGCCGAGGCTTTCAAGAAAAATCGAGAGAGCGCACTCTCCAGATTTTCAGACTTTCGCGTTTCTCGGAAAGCCCTTGCCAAATACTTGCCAGAACACGGCATTGACCCTAAAGAGGTGCGTTTTGACCGATGGCGCACAGAGGCATCTGAGCGTGCGAACCAAGCTGTTCAGATGACTCTTAACACTGGCTGCTCGGCATCGCAGGCGATCAAGGCTTGTGGCGCTACGAACACTGCTTATTACCGGCGATTGAAGGAGGTCAAGCAAGAGCTTGGCCTGCTTCGTCTGTCCACTACTGCTGCTTAACCGCCATGGAACTCCGCAATCGCGCAACCGGCGCTGTCATTACCGACGCTCAGCTTCGCGCTGAGCTGCCGAATACCAGCCTGCCGAAGGTGTTGACGCCAAGTATCTTGAGTGATCTTGGCTACGACCCCGTGCTGGAAGGTCCGCAGCCGGTGCTTGTGCCGCCGTATCAGACCAGCGCACGCAATGGCATCTACGAATCCGGCGGGCAGTGGTTCACCAAGTACATCGCCATTGAACCGGACGAAGACGGCAAGGCTGCGATGGATGCCGCTCAAGCCGAGCGCATCCGCACTGACCGCAATCAACGCCTTGCCGCTTCCGACTGGACGCAGGTGCCGGATGCGGTGAATGCCGGCATCTCCATCGACGCATGGGCGAGCTACCGCCAGCAGTTGCGTGATGTCACCGCGCAACCCGGCTTTCCCTGGGACGTGACCTGGCCCGAGCCGCCTGAGCCCGTCGCTGGCGTGATCTGCGACTACAAGGCCTTCTACGACGCGCTGCTGATCAGCCCGGCCTACGCCACCATCCGCGGCAAGGCCGTGGAGTCCAGCAGCGTGCTCACCGCCTGCGTGGAATTCATCGCAGCGATCGGTGATGCCAAGAGCGGTCGGCCTAACGTCGCCGCGATCCAGGCGTGTGTTGATCTGCTGTGTGCTGCGGCTCAGTTCACGGCTGAGGAGTTGCAGGCGTTGGCGACAGTGATGGAGGTTGGCAAGCTGGATCAGGTGTACACCTTGCCGGAGGCGTGATGTTGTTTGCACTTGCTTGGGCGGCTGGCGTGATGCTCGCCTACTGCTTGGTGGCGATCAATCCGCGTGATGACGACAGCTAGGCTGTAGGCATGATCGAGGTCATCGCTGCCATCGCCGGTGCCAGTATCTCCGTAGCGGCAATGGGCGCTATGGGGTTCAGCCGCCGCAATGACGAAGCGCGCGATGCAGTGATCAGGCTTACAAGTGCCGTGGAGCACATCGCTACGCAATTGGATGTGCTCCATACCGACATGAAAGAAGACCGCAAGGAAACGTTCTCGCGGTTGAGCAATGTAGAACAGCGAGTCAGCAAGTTAGAGGCCAAGCCATGAATCACCCTGCCGTTGTTGCATTGGTTTTGCGATTGCTGGTTGGGTGCTACGGCTACATGCTGATCATGTCAAGCGCCAATGTCGCCAGCTGCGAGCTGCGTAAGCCTGGGCAATGCGGCAACCAATGGACGCAAGCCTTTACCGTGGCAGGTGGCGCCGCAAGCACTCTCTGGGCTTACATTACAGATTCGCCGAACACGCCATCATCTGGCCGCCGTCGCAACGGTCCACCTACCACCTGAACCATGAGCCTGAATCTCCTATTTGATGCAATCGTTGCATTCTTAGTGCTGGGTGTCACAGAAGTGCTGATCAAGCCCCTAGCGATGGCTGTCGTCAGCCGCCCCTTAAAGCGGGCGCTGCCAGCAGTGTTTGAGCGTCTTGACAACGACATGCCCGAGCTGTTGCAGAAAGCCGACCCCGAAGTGATGACTGCTCACATCGCTTCGACGATCGCCAAGGCCACCGGCAAGCCTGCCACCGCCAATCAGATTGATCAGGTGGTGACACTCTACAGCCCGATCAAAGCCGCAATTCGCAACCTGTGACGATCCAACTCCGTAACGCAGCCAAGCACCACAAGGAACTGCCGCATCAGATGGCAGCTTGGGATTGGCTGCAGGAGCAGCTCAGTGTCGAGATGCTGGAGCAGTTCGCGGAGATGTATCGCGCGGATCCGCTGCCGAAGCAACCGTTGCCGCCGGCATGGCTTGAACCGACGCTGGCGATCATCAAGAAATGGGAAGGCTGCCGGCTTGAGGCGTATCGCTGCCCTGCTGGTGTGCCGACCATCGGCTACGGCTCCACGCGGCTGATTGACAAGCCCGTGCGGATGGGCGACACCATCACGCAGCAGATGGCGGATGATCTGCTGCTGAATGAAGTGGAGCACCTGTTTGCGCCGGGACTTTTCACGCTGTTGCCAATGGCGAAGCAATGGCGGCCAAACCAGATCGCAGCGCTGATCAGCTGGGCCTATAACGTCGGCCTCGGTGCCGCGGAAGAATCCACGCTGCGGAAGCGGCTGATGGCAGGTGAGGATCGCGCCAAGGTGGTGATTGAAGAGTTGCCCCGGTGGAACAAAGCCGACGGCAAGGTGCTGGAAGGCTTGGTGAACCGCCGCAAGGATGAGGTGCGGTTGTTCACTGGTGGGCAGCCAATTCAGCAAGAGCCAGCAAAGCTAAGCCCATCATCGCCATTTTCAGCGCGGTTGACCCCGCACATCACGCTGGGTGAATTTGCGCTCGGTCAAGAAGTGCGTCGATTTGAGCATCAGCACCAAGTGGACACTGCAGCTGAGCTGGCTGCATTCATGGAGCGTGCGCGGGCTCGTTTCGGCGGGAAGCCTGTGATCATCACCAGTGGCTACAGGCCGGCAGCAATCAACCGCTCAGTCGGCGGCGCCAGTGGCAGTGAGCACCTCTACAACGCGCCAGGCGTGGGCGCTGTGGACTTCTACATCAAGGGTGCCGACATCAACGCCGTGCAGAAGTGGTGCGACGACAACTGGCCTTACTCACTCGGCTACGGGGCGCCAAAGGGTTTTGTGCATCTGGGCATCCGAGCCGGTCGGCCGCGTGTGCGGTGGGATTATTAGACTGCAACCATGATCACAGCAGCACGACTATCGCCGGAGCTGCTGGAGGTGCGAATCCCGTACAGCAGCCTTAAAGAGCAGGCCACATTCCTGCTGGCATCCGATATTCACCTAGACAATCCAAAGTGTGATCGGCAGCTGTTGAAGCAGCACCTAGATGAATGTCGCGCAGCCAAAGGTCATGCGCTGTTCTTTGGTGATGTGCTATGCGTGATGCAAGGCAAGAAAGACCGTCGAGGCAGCAAAGGTGACATCCGCCCTGAGCATCTCGGTGGGAATTACTTTGATCTCGTCTTTCGTGAGTCGGCGGATTTCCTGAAGCCATACGGCGACATGATCCTAATGATGGGCGACGGCAACCACGAAACTGCTGTGCTCAACAATCAAGAGATCGACCCATTAGAAAATGTCGTTCGGTTGATGCGCAACGATGGCGCTATCACCGAGCACATGGGTTATCAAGGTTTCGTGCGGTTTGTGTTCTACCGCGACAACAACGAAGCCGTAAGGCGCTGCACATTGTTTTTCCATCACGGCGCATGGGGCGGTATCGTCACCAAAGGCGCAATGGGCGGCGGGCGTTATGCGCAGATCGCACCCGATGCAGACATCGTGCTCAATGGTCACAACCATGAGCGCAGCATCGTTGCTCATCCGTGCTACCGCATCAGCAACAACGGCAAGGCATGGGTTGAGCAGCGTTGGCACCTGCAGACCGGCACTTATAAACAGGAATTCGGCGGCACTGGTGGTTGGGCAGTTGAGCGCATTGTGATGCCGAAATCACTCGGCGGCATCTGGCTGACATTGCAACCACGCAAACGCGGCGGCGTTGATGTTACGTGCCGCCCTACGGTCTAGCGTGGATCACTGCATTGATGGCTCTA